CCCCGCGCCTTGAATCCGGCTGGTAGGTTGGATAGCGTGCCCGCATCGATCAACTGCCTCAAAATTGAAGTGGCTGCTTTGCCCAGCCCTCCAATCATGTGGATTAGACCGAACCCGTAAAACCCTAACCCCGGCAAGAACTTGTAATGGACGAAATACTGTTGCTTACGCTTCAGCGGATCGCCCTCTGCATAGTTCCTTCGGATCGCTAACACTTCGCCAGAAGACTGGTCGAGAGTGACGATGTACGGAAGTTTGATTCCCGTAGGCTCGCCATTCTGATCTAAGTCTTCAAAGCCTTCAATATCTAAGTCCGTATGAACTTCAAAAATAGTTAAAACATCTTCAGCCTGTTCTGTTTTGTCTATCCCCTGAAGTTCGCGAACCTTGTCCTTAACTGAGTCATCTTCTTCGTCATAACCAGTTTGAAGATCAACATCTCTGTAGAAGCCAACAACTTGTAGCTTGCGAACTTGATTTTCGTCCATGCGGAGAATGTGTGTAACCCGCGACGAAGTCGCAAGATCACTCGTCGTGTAGGGGACAACCAAGTCTTCGGCAGGCACAAATCGAGATACGGGCCTCTGTTTTGTTTCATCGTAGTAAACCTTCTTGAACGTCGAGCCACACAGCGGCAAATAGAAAAGCATCTGATCCGTGTCTGGATCGTACTCTTCCATGACCTCTGTCACCATGTAGTTCATGAAATTCTTAACGCGGGTTGCTTGTTCTTCGACTTCTTGAGTCTTTGCGCCAATGACCTCTGCCCGTACAGGCCCGCCCGCTGGCAATAATTCTTTGTAAGCTTGTGCTTGGAACTGAGTGACCGACTCAGCAATGATCGGATGCGTTACCCCTGACGCCCCTTGAAAGGGTTGGCTACGCTCTTTTGTTTTGACTCCGAGCAGGTCGAGACCCTCAGTGTAGGCTTCTTGCCACTCGTTTCGTGAATCTTGATCGTCTTCGACTCTTGCTCGAAGCTCGCTCGATATTTCACCCAAGATTGATTCATCAAGAATTTCAGCAAGGTTGGCATTATGGTCGTATTCTTCTGTGACAACTTCGGCTCCTTCCATCCCCATTAGTGCCTGAATGATCGCGCCACCTGCGCCGTCATCCATGATTTCAGCCCCACCAGCAAAGTCTTCTGGTTGTGAAATCTCTATTTCTTGACCTGGGACCGCTTCGATGGAGCTATCCACCATGCCTTGCATCATATTTGAGGGAACTGACATCAGTAATACTCTCTCACTCTAGGAATATCGTTTTCTTCATCACCGTCTTCGCCATCTAAAAAGACGAAACCGCCTTGACGGAAGCGAATTAACGCCATCGTCATACTATCCACCAAGTCATCGTGATCGCCCATCGGAAATGCGGCGCACTCTTCGATGACTTCTTCGGCAAAAGACTTTTCCGGTGCCCAAACCATACCAGCTTCAAATAGCGGTGCGACAGTATGCATCCGCGTCACCTTATCACGGCCTTTAGACGGAGTATAATTCACAACAGGTATTCCTGTCCTCCGCAATTCATCACTGAGCGGCGTACCTGTGGCCTTGGCTTCGATCAGAACCATGTCTGGCTCCCAATAATCGTGCTCTTCGAGCGCAACTTCCTTCAATTCTGGGAAATTGTATCGTCCTTTCTTCGCATCCAAGAGGATAATATGGTCTGATCCCCCTTCTTCCGGCTCAAAGACTCCCCACGTCGTGATTGCTGAATAATCTGCCGTCTCTTTCTTCGAGAACGCAGTATCATAGCTCTGCAAGATGTACTTAACCTTTGGAATATCTTCTTTTTCCCAAACACGCCACCATTCCTTCTTAACAATCGCACCTTCAGACGCTGTCGGTTGCTGTTGCCACTGTGCATTCCACTTCGCAAGCGGTAGCGCAGCTTTGACTTTCAGTAAATCGTCCTTGTTCCAGAACTCCGGCCACAATGGTTCGTCCGAAGGCATGATTGCAGGGAACTCAACCACCTCCCACTCGTCCGACATCACGTCTTCGCCCTGTGCTTTGAGCAAACGACCCGTCAAATCCTTGGTTCCCCACCGAGTCATGACCACAATAATGGCTCCGCCCGGTTGCAAACGCTGTCGAGGACCAGATGTGTACCATTCGTAAGCGTGATCGAACGCAGTTTCGCTTAAAGCGTCTTGTTCCGAGTGCGGATCGTCAATAATAAACAAATCCGCACCACGACCCGTCACCGCGGCACCCACACCAGCCGCAAAATATTCGCCACCCTCGGCAGTCCCCCACCGACCGGCTGCTTTATCATCAGATTTTAAGTGAGTTTTTGTGAAAATATCACGATAGATGTCAGAACCCATCAAATCACGCACTTTCCTACCAAAACGCACAGCAAGTTCTGTATTGTGCGTGGCCTGAATGATCTTTAACTTCGGATTTCGGCCCAAGAACCATGCAGGCATGAGGTAAGAAGCAAATTCTGACTTGGAATGACGCGGCGGCATGTTGACAATTAGCCGTTTTAGCTCGCCCTTGGCTATTCTTTCTAGCTTTTCTGCGATAACTCGATGGTGACGGCCCTCAATAAAGCCGTCATAGACGTGATGGACAAAAGGCATGAACTGATCTTGCGCTTTTTCTCGCGTTTCAAGACGGATTTGCGCCTCTTTAAGCGCAACAATCTCTTTAAGAACCTCTTCAGGCAGTGCTTCGAGAGCCGCTGTATCCATTATCCGACGTTATATAATGGTGCAAACGATGCCGGAGGCGTGTAACTTGGCTGAAGTACAAAAGGAGACAGCCCTCCAATGCCTGTGTATTGCGTCGATGCAGTGATTGGCTGACCAGAATACGGCGCTGCACCCGGATAAACTTGCCCAACATACTCACACGCATTGGTTTTTTCATTAAACCGATATCCCGGAGGACAGGTTGCTGGCGCAACAGGTGCCGTTACAGCCGGGGTAACTTCTCTATCGTTGTCACCACCACGATCTTTGTCCTGCATTTCACGCATTTTGTTATACGCTTCCTGCATCTCTGGAGATTTGTCAAAAGAAAACGGGTCAATGTCGTACACAACATCCCCAGTCGGACTTGTCGCACCAACTGTAAAACCATACTTATCCGTTACAGGTGTCGCACCTTTATCCACCGCTTGTTGAGTTATTTGAACAGGTGACCGAACAGCATTAATAAGACCAGAAAGCAACTGGCCACCAGGAGTCGGGATGTCTACTAGATCTGGCTCCCCCTCGCCAAGAACATCTAGCTCACCAAAAAATGCACCGCGTTTTTCATCTCCGAGCATCTTGTCTGGGATATTACCGTCCACATCTAACGGGGTCCTTCCAATATTCTTCGGATCAATGCCCATCTTCTGAAGCGCATTGGCAATACCAAACTGCTGGGCCTGTAACGCTTCCTGCCTTTCAGCATTGCGGATATCGTTTGGAGAGCCAAGGGCCGTGGACCGAGAATCCTGGGCCGGGGTTCCTGGGCCAAAAATATCAACAGGCGACGCCCCAAAATCAGATATCGCTTGATCAAAATAATTCGCCGCCCCAATACTCGAACGATCAACCCCAGGAGTCGCATCAATACTGTTCGGGATACCGTCGCCATCATTGTCGTTAGAGTCACCACCACGACCAACGCCACCAGCCATCCCCGAAGTCACCGTCTCTCCAGCAGCGGCTTGTTGCGACATGTTCTCAAAGTCAGCGGCTATCTGATCCAACTCGTCCATCTGACGGTCTTGCTTTCCGCCGCCAGGGTCATCCCCGCCACCACAAAAACAATACAACTGACCCAGTAACTTGTCTTCAATCGACTTCATGCATCTGTCCTATATAAGCCACCAATCTGACTAAAACCCATGCGCTCAAGCAAAGCGCCGGTACGGTCCATAGATAATCCAGAAGAAATACCAACCTGAACCTTATTAGCTCCCAGGTCCGAGGCCCAAGATCGAAACATCTTCAACAATCGTAACCCGGTCCGCGAACCACGGTACTCCTTACCCACATACCATAACAGATCAGATGCCAACAAGTCATTTCCAAAATAAAATTCAGACAACCCACCAATGAAAACACCAGCCAATTTCTCCCCGTCATACGCACACATCACAAAACGCTTCGGGTTTTTTACATTATTATGGAGCCAAGTGTTTACCTTGTCCGGGTTCCAATGAATATCTCGGAATTCACTCTCCTCATGCATCTCCTTTCCAAGTGCGTAGATGTCAGGTACTTGGACCTCGGTTCCTTGTATGTAATCCATGTGTACTCCAAATGAAAATACATTGTAATTTTTTCTCGGCCCTCGGGACTCCTATTGCTTATTCTGCACAACTTCTTGCTACAGGACAAGGGTAACCCGGCCCCAATGGAAAAACCCCTGATTGAATCTATAGAACTAACTGCAAGGGCCGTGCCAAGTTTGTACCGGTCTCCATTTAGGGGGTGCCCCCTCGAGCGCACGTCGTGCGTGTACACTTTTTGACCAAGTTACCCCCAGCCCTCGAGCGTTGTGCACTGCACCAAACGTATTAGACCAATTAGTGCATAATTACTTGTGTATTCTTGTGTAGGTATGGTATGATGATCCCATCATCACAAAGGAGGACTAATGATGATTACACAACACCAAGCACGCAAGCTCGCATCAGCGACCGAATTCGAGAAGCTCGAGCTGATCGATGACATGATCAAGTCACTGACTGCGACGCGTAAAGAGTTGCGCGACCAATTGGTCGAGGCAGGCAAGGCTGAGTACCGCGAGTCGTTCATCGATGAGCATATGGTCAAGGCTCACTACCGCAAGACGTTCAAGCGTCTTGCATAATCAAACGGGGGCTCCGGCCCCCATCTTTGGAGGACTATCATGGAATTAATTCAATCAAACGACTGGCGCGGGGTGCCATGCACCATGCGCTACTCGAGCCCGAAGGGCAAGCCGGTTCTGGTCGGTGACGTGACCGAAGGCGAGAACGTGATCCGAGGTGGGCAAGCACCACACAAGGAGGGCTCGACCGGATACGTCAGCACTGACCGCGGGTCGTACTACGTCGGGACGGTGAACGCCTACTGGGATCCAGACTTCGAACCGAAGAACTGGTGTGTGTTCGTCGCACCCTATGGGTCAGACGAATACGAAGCCTACTGGTGGGTTGATTACAAGGAGCCGCTGGGATACCTCGCGGCACTTGGGGTCGCCAGCATGCACTCAAACGCTTACATCAAAGCGGTCGAGTGGGACTAACCGGAGGGGCGAAAGCCCCTTCTTTTTTATCAATGAGTACAAGTGCCACGGGTCGCAGGTCGCAGGGTATTAGACCAAGGTCTAAGAATAAATACTTGTGTAAACGTGTGTATTTTGAGATACTTTCTTTGTCGGAATAACCCGACGTTTTGGAGGACTAAAACATGAATGAACTAAGAAAGAAGTTTAACGATATCGGCATCGCCGATACCCGTCAGTTCTACATCGAGGACGCATTGGCCGCGTGCCATCGTGCATTCTCTCCTCTCGATACAACCAACCGCGCCTTGATCATCGAGCACATGCCATTCTTGGCACAGTGTGCGCGGTTCTATGGCCTGAACTCGACAGCGTGCAACACGTTCGAGCACGACGGCATCGAGATGCCCGAGGACATTGACGCTCGCGTTCGCGAGATAATGGACAACCTGTAAAGGAGGCGGGGGCGAAAGCCCCCGAACTTTTATGCATATACGAATTGAAGTAACAGAAAACTATCCAGTGGCAAAAGCAATCGCACCACTAATGAACATTTGGGAGTTCTACTGCACAGACGTGCCGGACGATACATGGACTGCCGAATCAGTTGATCGGAACATGAGAAACAAAACGCGGGGCGGTTACTTTGTGGGCGCGTTGATGGTTCCTACTGTGAACTACTGTCTCGCGGTAGGGATAGAAGTTGATACCCGTATCTTGGATTGGATCGAGGAATGTCGTTGGCGAGCGCAAGGTGTCGTCAATATGTTGCAATCTATGAAAAAAGAGAAGCACAAAGAATTGCAACAGGCTTGTGCAAGGGGCGAACCATACAATGAAAGATCATTGAATCAGGTGGATATGGATTTGCACGATGCAGAACAGATACTTGAATCGTTTAAGTTAGATCCAGAAGAATACAAAGGCGCGGAGAAAGTAGAGTTGCCGGAGGAACTATCATGAAACCAATGTCATTAGGCTGGACAAGTGATCCGGCACACGGTTGGCTACTGGTCACCGAAGAACAGATGAAGGAGAGCGGCATTCAGGCCGCGACCTTCTCCCCTTACTCTTACTACTCCGCGGAGTTCAGGACATACGCGCTCGAAGAAGACTGCGATGCCCGACTATTCCTCCGCGCCCTGGCCGACCAGGGTATCGAGCATATGGTCTGGGAGGAGCACCAAAGTACAGGTGACTCCTTTGTCAGGTCATGGGATCGAA